AACAAAGGTTTATTAAATAGAAGATTAGCTGAATATAACGAATATGCTAAAATTACGTAACACACTTTCAACTGTATTTGGTGCTATTGTAGCTATTGCAAATGCTTGGGTGACTATTGACTGGGATAACTTTGTATGGTCTATAAATACTTGCATTAAGCTATTCCTATCAGCTTTAATTGCTTTAGGTGGTTATATGACTACAATAAATCGTAAGCCTTTGAATAAAAGATAATTGCATTTGCTAAAATAATTAGTAATTTCGACAAAAAAACTATGTACAGACCAAGACTATCCGAAACTGAATACAACCAATATCAGTTAAAAAAATTAACCGACAAAAGAACTTATAAGTTATTTGTATTCTCTGACCCTCACGGTTGGTTAGCTGACCTTAAATGTTTACGAGTTATTAATAATATTCTACAACACAATAAATTTGATGAAGTCTGTATAAACGGAGATATAGTAGACTTACCTTTTGTTTCTAAACATACTAATAAACTTTTTATGGATGGTATTTTAAACGGCTACAACGAAGTAGAAGAGTTTAAATATACCGAAGAACAAATTCTTAAGCCTTTAAGACTTTCAACGGATGCAAAAATTACTATTAGAACTGGCAATCACGATGAGCGAGTTACAAAACCATTCTTATTATCTAAAGGTCAATTAGCAAGGTTAGCCATTCTTTATAAACACTTTGAAAGTACCAAGTTTGAAGAGATGCTTCACTTGGCTGAAAACGATATGGTTTACGACCCTACGGATGTATTTAATTATTTTGATATTTTTGATATTACTCATGGTTTATCTTTGACAAAGAACGCAAGTGAGAAAAATATAATAGAGTATTGGGGAAGTGGATGTACAGGTCATTCACATAGATTAGGTATGCGATATATTCGTAATAGGCATAATATCAACGCATGGTTTGAAGTAGGCTGTACAAGGCTTATGGAAGCAGTAGAGTATCTTCCAACAGGTAAGATTGCTGATTGGTGTCAAGGATTTTTAGAAGTTACCTTTAAGATAGATGGAGATAAGGTTTTGTTCTTTGCACAACCTCACGCAATAATAGATTATAAATGTGTTTATAACGGTGTTTTATATGGAGAATAAGGAAGAAGAAGTATTCGATATGACTGATGGCGAAATTTTAGAAGAACTAAAGTTTTTTGTCTATTTTCTTTTTGAATTAGAAGAGAAATCACTACTTTTATTCCCGAGTTATAAGACCTTAACACAAGCAAGGTTAATTAAAATGATTGACACAAGACTGGATTTTTTAGATTATGAACAAGACGAAGAGTGAGATATTAGTAGAAAAACTGAAAGAATTATACAAAGAAATAGAAATTATTAGAAGAGAATTAATAAATGAAACCAATAAACAAAAACTAAAAGAGAAACAAAATGAAAACTATCGAAGAAATTAACCATTTAGAGAATTGCGAGTGTACAGAAGTATGTACTAATTGTAGCGTAAAACATCAATTTAAACCGACTGAATTAACTGGGAATCAAATTGCTGATATTATAACAAAGCCGAAATACTACAAAGTAGAAATAAAAGGAGTTCCTATTGATGTTATTGATATAGCAAATGCTTATAATTTATCCTTTATGAAAGGTAACGCTATTAAGTATATCTTACGAGCAGGTAAAAAGGATGCTTTAGTGCAGGACTTAAAAAAAGCTATTGAATGCCTACAAAGAGATATTGACTTTGAAAGCGGTAAGTAGGAATATTACTTTATTTTGGTTAAATTTGCGAAAGGATAATAATATATCTTTAAATTATGGCAAAGAAATCAAAAGAAATAAAAGAAGACTCAAAACCGATAAAAGTAAACCCTTTGACTATATCAGAGTGTTGTGAAGCTGAATACATTTCATCAGGCTCAAAGGTTTATTGCTCTAAGTGTAAGGCTGACTGCAGGCTTGAAAGACAAAAGAAACTTATAAAACTATGGAGTTCAAAAGCATAATAATCTTAATAGTAGTAATTTTACTATCATCTTCTTGCAAATCTAAAAAGCTGGTTGAAACTACTAAGGTGGATTCTGTAATTACGATCGTGCAAAAATTGGAATTAGCAACCGATTCCAGCGATATAGAAACTACCGAACAAATATCATATATTTTTGATACATTGGTAAACCATCAGGTTACTCCTTTAGAAGCTATTAGAGGCGACTACAAGTACAAACTAAAGGCAATACACATAAATAGGCACGTCAAAGAAAGAAAACGCTTACAGAGCCTTAAAATCGCTAAGGTAGAAAACAAGGCTATCAAGATAGATAAGACTGTCATCAAAGAAGAGAAGCCAAAAGGAAACAATACTTTATTGTATCTCCTGGGCATAGGTATCGTAGTTTACCTGATTCTAAAAAAACTTTAAAAATAATTTACCTCATTTACAGTTAGTTACATTTTGCTTTTATAGTTTATTATAGAAATGTTTTAATATATAAATCTTAATTAAGATATTTGAATATCGATTAAAACCAACGATATAAAAATTATGAAAACTATGACAATGTACGATGTAGATTCAAGTATTGCTTATTGTGAAGCTAAAGGTTTTGCAAAAGTGTTTGACGCTTATGCCGAGTTCTGTTCAGGCGAACATATTACTCAGATAGGCTTTAATCCAAACTCTGGGTATGTTTATATCCATTTAGAAAGTAGTATCTGTATCTGTTCTATGTTAGGACACGATGTAGAATACTTTAGCTACAATGGCGAAAATGACGATGAAATGGTAGCAGACACTTACTATGAAGCGATTGAAAATTTAAACAAAAACTAACTATGTTCAACTATCCACAAGAGCCGTCATTCGAGCAAGGTTTGAAAGACGCAATCAACAAATTAACAAACCAGTTACCAAGTGTACAGAAAAACCCTTACGAGTCAAGACAAGTACACACAAGAATCCAAGTATTTAAACGAGCCTTACAATTATTAAATGATCTACCAGAAAGAACAAGCGAGACAAATTAAATCACTTAGCATAGGGGAGACTATGCAAGTACACAAAGTTGAAGGTAACAGAATCAGGGCTTTACTTTCTTATTACAAAAGATTTAACAATAAGATTTATTCCTGCAAAGAATTAACCAAAAACAATTTAACCATAACAAGAAAAAAATGAAAAAGCTAAAAAACCCTATTATCAACGACATTAACATAGTTGAAATAGACTATCAAAACACTTATTACACCGAATACACAGATGGTTTTATTATTTACCACCATAGATTCAAACAAGCAGACCTACGCTTTTGGGTATTAGAAAACTACGACATATCAAGAGGTCAAGTAAAAATTGAATTAGACCCTACAAGTATGGAGCAGGCAGAGAATCCTATTTACTTTACACAGGATGTCGAAGAGTTTATCAACGAGAATTACGAAGAATTGATTTTAGCAATTTTAAAACAACCAGTGCTGGCTTGTCAATCTTCTTTAGGTAGTGCTATTTATAACATTTGTAGACCACGATAATATGATAGACTTAAATAAAAAATATGCTACAAGAGATGGTAACGCAGTAAAGCTATTTGAAATACATAAAGATAAAATAATTGGAATGGTAATATTTGAAGTAACATCTCCATATCCAACTTTATGGGAGTTAAATGGTAAACATATTTCAGATTGGAAACAATTTGATTTAGTAGAAGTATCTGACCCTAAAAGCATTTGGGTAAATGCGTATCACGATGAAGATGGTATAATGTTGGGTGTTGAATATAAAACCAAAGAAGAGGCAATAAACGCAATAGATAATGAAAATGGTGATTATATTAAAACAATAGAAATAACCAACGAGAAATGAGCATTATAACTGTACACAAATTTATTAATAATCCGCCGAAGGAAAGTAAGCTGGATAAATTAAAAAGGCTTTATAGACAAACATTAGAAGATGGTAACTACTGCAAATCAGTCCAGGCAATGTATCTTATAAATAAAGTCAAAGAAGCTGAAATACAAAGAGTTACAAACGATTACGAGCTACATTTATCGAAGCAAATAATTAAAAATAATTACTTAAATTTAATAAAATAATTAGTATCTTTAAAAACCAAAACAAGAAAACTATGTCACTACTAAAAATTCAATCGGAGCTAAAAGCTCCCAAAAACCAGACCAATAAGTTTGGTAATTACAAATATCGCTCATGTGAGGATATCTTAGAAGCAGTAAAACCTTTATTGCTTAAATACGGATGCACGATGGTTATATCGGACAGCATCCAAGAAAAAGCAGGGATAATTTTCTGTGAAAGCTACATTCAATTTATCGACAAAGAAGGTAAGGAGTTTAATTCATCAGCATCCGCTGGAATTGACCCTAATCGTAAAGGTATGGATATAGCTCAGTCGTTCGGAGCGAGCACCAGTTATGCCAGAAAATATGCTTTAAATGGTTTATTCCTTATTGACGATACAAAAGACGCTGACGCTACTAACACTCACGATTCAGTTAAAACAGTAGAAGACAAGTCAGCGAAAGCAGTATTAAAAATAGGTACGGAGTTATTTGAAAAATGCAGATTAGGTTACCTAAAGGATGCAAAGAATTTAACTGCTATAAACGAAAGGTACACAATGGATGCCGAAACTTTAAGACTTTTAACAGCAAAAGGAAATGAAATACTTTAAAGCAAGACCTTCTTCCCTGTCAAAATTGATGGGGAAGTTAAAAAAAGATGGCGAGCTTCCGCAAACCTGTATTACCTACCTTAAAGAATGGTATTCTGGCGACACTGAAGAAATAGTATCTAAATATCTAACAAAAGGTATATTATTAGAAAACGAAGCTATTGACTTTGCAACTAAGGTTTTATACGGTGGTATCAAAGCCTATAAGAACGAAGATATTTACGCAAACGAATGGATGGTCGGAACTCCTGATGTAATTCTTGAGAACTCTATTATTGACACTAAATGTTCTTGGAATAGAAAAACATTTTTAGATTCAGCTTTAGAACTGAATACAGACTACGAATGGCAGTTAAGAGCGTATATGATGCTATGTAATAAAGAATATGCTACATTATTCTATTATTTAGGCGACACTCCTGCTGCTGCTAATTTTGGAACTAAAGTAAGCTATTCACATTTAGAAGACTTTGAACGCTGGGTATCCTACGAGTTTAAACGAGATATTTCTCTTGAGCAAGAAATTATTGATCGTATTGAACTTTGTAGGGACTGGCTTCAAAAATACGATGCCGATATACAGGCAAGAATAGGAACAAGAATTATAAACCTTTAAAAAAAATAAAATGGCAACAATTATCAATGCATCTATTGATGTAACAAAAATCGACAGAACAAAATTAATCAAAGAGAAGTATTTAAACCTATCTATTATTGTAGATGACAAGAACGATAAGTTTGGTAACAATGTATCAATTACTTTAAACCAGTCTAAAGAAGAAAGAGATGCTAAAGCACCTAAAACTTATATGGGCAATGGTAAGGTAGTTTGGGGATTAGGTAAATTAGATGTGAGTACAAATTTAATTACATCAAGTGAAATATCAGATACATTTGGTTTATCAAATAAAAGCGTATCTGTGAGTTCTGAAGACGGTCTACCCTTTTAACTAATGAAATTGGTGCTGCTGCAAGCGTTCTTTTTGCACCAAAGATAAGAGGTGTCTGCGAACAATATTAGGGGAAAGTTTTACAATTTTAGCAGAGATTAACACCCAAGTGCTAATGAGTAGCGTTAGTATTTTAAAATAATACGATATGGATTTTTTAGAAGAATATAGAACTGGGAATGTTACTATTGAGGATTTAAGCCAAAAGTATAATATATCCCAAAAAAGAATAAGAGAAGTCTTAAGAGCTAAAGGGATAAGAACAAAACACCTTAAAACTAAAAAAGTTACTTTAGAAACAAGTGCTATTTTTAATGACTTTTTAAAGTTATATTTAGTTGAAGGGAAAGCTATTAAGCATTATGCAGAGAAGTTTAATGTACCTTTATCTTCTTTAAACAAAAGATTGGACAAATATTTTAAATTACGAAGATTTTAATTATATTTGACCTGTATTAAATATTTAATAAGAAGTAGTGAGCTTGTTAAATATTACAAAAAACGGTTATTTTATAACCTGAATCCTGTCGAAACTCACTACCGATGGGATTCTTTTTTTTTACACCTATGAAGTATTACTTACACGATAGCAACTCATTTAGTGATGAAAAAGTAACTGAATTATTTATGGCTTATGGTTATGAAGGATTAGGGTTATTTTATACCGCTTTGGAGAAGTTTGCCCAGCAAGAAAAACCGATCAAAACTTCGGTATTAAAAAAGCAATTAAATATAGGCAAAAAGCTAAACAAATGCTGGTCGTTTATGGAAACTATTGGACTAATTTCATCAAACAATGGAGAAAGTTTCAACAAACAATTACTAAAGTATAGTGAAAACTATAAAATAAAAAAAGAAAAAAGTGCAGAAAGATTGAAGCACTGGCGTGAGAATCAACAAGTTACAGAAAATGAAACGCATTCAGAATCTGTTCGAAACGCTACTAAAGTAAAGATAAGTAAAGTAAAGATAAGTAAAGTTAAGGTAAGTGATATAATAAACCCTACTTTAGAAGATGTTATTAATTACTTCAACGATAACGGTTACACAAAAGAATCAGGAACAAAAGCCTATAACTACTATTCAAATCTTGGATGGAAAAATAGTAAAGGCAATCAGGTTGTAAATTGGAAAAACACAATGCTGAATAACTGGTTTAAAGACGAAAACAAAAAGAAAGTACAAGCACCGATCATACCTACATTTTATTACTAATGAACTATATAAAAAAATACGAAGATGTACAGGGCGAAATTGATTCGCTTTACGATACAGGCCTCATTAAAGGCGAAACGATTGGATTCTCTGATGTAGATAAATTAATATCCTTTAAAAAAGGTGCAACAAGTTATATCTACGGAACCCCAGCTTCTGGTAAGTCCGAATTTTGGTGGGAATGTTTAATTAACTTATCAAAATCTAAAGGGTGGAAACACTTAATATTCAGCCCTGAAACAGGAACACCTGCCGAAATATTTGCCGAAATCATACACAAGTGGGTTGGTAAGCCATTTTTTGATTTGGATGGAAATAAATTAGCCAGACTTACAAAACAGGAACTATATAGATACGGCTTAGAAGTTAGCCAGTATTTTTACATTATGGATTTAGGCGTTAAAGATATTACTTTAGACGACTTCCATGAAGCAGTAGAGAAATATGGAGTAAAGTTTGATACCGTTACAACAGATCCTTTTAACGAAGTTAAGCACGAATTACATGGCGAAGTTAGGGATATGTATATGGCTCGAGTTTTAGGTAAGATTAGGATGTACGCAAGGGAACACAATTATCATCATACCATTATTATGCATATTGCGAGGGAATTAGGTGCAAAAGTCGTTGATGACGCTACTGGGATTAAATATTATCCTCCTGCTGATCCAAGATATATCGATGGAGGAGAAACATCCTTTCGTAAAGGAGAACAAATGATTTGCGTCTGGAGACCCCCTTTTGGGGTAAGCAAGGATGGAGTCGCTTACCAAGGGAATGAAGTAAAAATTATAGTACAGAAAACAAAACCAAAAGGAATTGGAGAAGTAGGCGAAGCTACATTATTTTTTGATAGGTGGAAAAATTGCTACTATGAAGAAATAAATGGTACTAAAAGCTATGCAGGAAATTATAAAACATTAGAAAAACCTAAAATTTTACCTTTTTAAATATGACTTTACAAGAATTTATCAAACATTCAGAAGCAAGGCTTTTTAGTTTGGAATTATTAGAAGAACTACCTATTCATAAACTTTCTTCCCAGTATTATGTTGAGGCTTTAAGAGAAATTATAAATCTTATTAACCCAGTTCAAGAAAAAAAATTTATATTGTGCGATGAAAAAGTTACCAGAGTTAAATAGTGCTTTAAAAGCAGTTTTAGAAGATGATCTAAATAAAAGGATTCCAAGAACAGATTTTAGACAATCAACATTGTTCAAGATAGCAGATTTGTTACTGGTCATGCAAATTAAGCTATTAGAGGCGAATAAAACTAAATTAGGCACAAAGTCCTACGAAGATAATTTAGTCGCTTTAGAAACTCTTAATTTGGCTTTTGTGATGATGACTGATTTACAGGGTGAAAATTTGCTTTTACGAAATGAGTTACTAACTTTGAGGCACGAAGCGGAATTTATTATAGCAGAATTGACTGAAAGAGTTAAAACGCTTGAAATGATAGATGACTTATAAACCAAAACCTTTCGGTAAATAGGTAAACCGAATTAAAATTATGAATACAACAGAAACATTAACAACTAATTGCTTACCCAAGTTTAGAGAAACTAAACAAATAAAAGGATGGTATTGTTTATCAAGTAAGACAAAAAATAATTGTACTGCTTTTGCGACTTATAATAAGCCGAATTTTATTAAGAGATTTTTAATGAAAACATTATTAGATTTTTATTGGGTAAAAGAATAACTTAAACGACAAACAAAAGGGAAATGAAAACATTTAACACTAAAAGTAAAACAAGTCTAATGACAAGTCCATTATTAATATCAGAACAAAATGTTGTTTTTTTAAAAAATAATGGGACAAAAGAGCTTTTAAAACTTTGTGAAAACGGAGACATTTTTGTAAATGGCAAACTTGTAGAAAATGACAAAGAAGTTGTTGATGGTTTGCGAGAATTTTTAAAAGGGCAACAAACATTTAACAAAATGGAAAAACAAACGGCATTAGACTTTTTATTAACAGAATTAGATATAGATAAATTAATAAGTAGGGAAAATTTAACAATTGCAGCAGAGGTTGTAAGACAAGCCAAAGAAATGGAGAAGGAGCAAATGAAAGATGCTTGGGATGATGGTTTATTTGGTAAAACAGATAATTTTAAACAATACTACAAAGAAATATTTGGAAAATAAACTTTTAAACAACAAACAAAATGAAAGAATTAGAATATATTTATGTGAAGAATGTAACGCATAAGTTTGAGGACAGGACAACAACGCGTAACGAGATTAAAGATATTATTGATTGGGGTGGATATTATATTGTGATTTTATATAGAAGTGAACCAATTACTTATAGTAAATCAAGTTTAACACCTTGCTTAAATTATTATCGTTGTTATGGAAATCTTACCCCACGCAATCCTGAAAAAGATGCCTTAAAGCAACAGATAGAGGAGAAAGAAAAAGAGTTAAAAGAATTAAAAGATAAATTAAACAAATTATATAACTTTAAACAACAAACAAAATGAAAACAAAAGAAAAAGCAAAAGAATTAGTAGAAAAATATTTTGATACTTGTCATAAGTCAAGCGACCTTGAATTAAGTTGGAAAGTATGCAAAAGATGTGCATTAATAGCAGTAGATGAGATATTAAGTTTAAATGTGTTTGAAGATTATTCTGATTGGACTAATACAATAGAGTATTGGGAAGAAGTTAGAGAAGAAATAGAAAAACTTTAAACAACAAACAAAATGGGAAAAACAGCAGTAGAGCAATTTGCAATAGCACTTTATGAAAAAGGATTGTTAAAGGGTAATGGTGATGACATACAAGAATTGCTTGAACAATTTAAAGAAATAGAGAAGCAGAAAATCATCTACACCTATAATCAATCGTGGCATTTTAGAGATAAGCCATACGAAACAGCAGAAAAATACTACAACGAAACATTTGGAAAATAATTTCCAATTTTAGCGTTATGGTGGAAAAAATAGGCGCAAAGCAAGAAAAATAGGCGCAATAGTGGAATAAACGAAATGGTATAGGCGCAATAACTTCCATTTTTAATAGAACGCAAAATAGTCAAGTGTTGGCAGTCTTATCTATCGGGGTTCGAATCCCACTAGAAACGGTGATAGAACGGATACAGGTTCGAGTCCTGTCTTGACTACAAATAGAGCTCAAAAGTGAGCCGTAATGATACGCATTTATACGAATAATGAGCTTTAAAAATCCCAAAATGGGAACTTTTGTAACTTTAATGACAACTTATGACAATAATCTTTATAATATTAGCAGCTATTTGTAACTCGGTAATGGATGTTCTATCTACCAGGTATTATGTTTCTATATTTGGAAACTTAAAGAATCGTCAATTTTGGGATTGGAATATGTCCTGGCGAAACAAATGGCAGTGGGGCGAAAAAGAAAATGGCGAGAAGTTTTTATTCTCAAGCACTATTCTATCATTCCTTACGGATGGTTGGCATTTATTTAAAGCCTTGATGCTACTCTTTATTTCTTTAGCTATTGTAACTTACAAACCTATCTTTGGGTATTTTGATATAATCTTATTTTCTATTATTTGGGGGGTAGTGTTTGAATTGTTTTACACTAAAATACTTTTAAAATGACACTATTAATTATTTATTGGATTGCAAGTACAATTTATGGAGTATATTGGATTAGTAAGAAGCTAGGAAAATTAGAAAATAAAGAGTATTATACTTTATTAGATTTAATAGCTTATTTATTAGCTTCTATGCTTATTACCCCATTTGCTTTGCCTATTTATTTATTTAATTCAATTAAATTTAAAAGACCTAAATGAGTACAACAATATTAAAGAAAAAAGCAGATGCTATATTTTCTACTTATATCCGTTTAAAGTACGCCGATGAGAATTTAGATGTGAAGTGCTTTACTTGCGACAAAGTAATGCCTTACAAAAAGATACAAAACGGACACTTTTATTCAAGGGGTATTTTAAGTTTAAGATACGACGAACAAAATTGTCGCCCCCAGTGCTACGGATGCAATATTGCTCAAAAAGGTAATTATATTGAATATTATAAAAGACTGGAAAAAGAAATTGGCAAAGGTGGAATGGATTACCTTGAGTATAAAAGGCATCAAACAAAGAAGATGGGCAAATTAGATTATCAAGAGTTAATTGACTTGTATACACAAAAAGTTTCCGAATTATAAAAAAATAGTACATTTGTAAAATGAAAACAGAAAAAATCAGCATCAAATTAGTAAAGTCAAACCCAAACAATCCTCGTATAATTAAGGATGATAAGTTTGCAAAGTTAGTAGCATCAATTAAGGAGTTTCCAAAGATGCTTGAAATAAGACCTATCGTAGTAAATGACGATATGATTGTTTTAGGTGGTAATATGAGACTGAAGGCTTGTATCGCTGCTGGCTTAAAAGAAGTTTTTATCATAAAAGCAAGTGATTTGACAGAGCAAGAACAAAAGCAGTTTATTATCAAGGATAATGTAAGCGGTGGAGAATGGGATTGGAGTATGTTGGCTAATGAGTGGGATGCTGAAGAACTTGACGCATGGGGCTTAGATGTATGGCAAAAGCCAGCCGATGTTGATTATTCTATTTTGGATGATGATGATGTTTCAGAACAATTAGAAGACATGACCGATGGCGTTAAAAAAGCTATACAGATTGAGTTTAAT